TCGTTTTGGGCGGCGGAGATGGCCTGGGTCATGGCGTCTACGCAACCGGTCCGCTGCGGCTTGTGGTTACGGGGTTTGAAGTGAGGGCTGCACAATGACGCCCTCACAAGACCTCACCCTGGCTGGCGTGAAGATGGTGCAGGCTGAGGCCGTTGAATGATGCAAGCCGGACGCCTCAATCGCCGCGTCACGCTGCAGAGCCCGTCGCAATCTGTCGACGAGCTAGGCCAGCCCATCCCCGGATGGACGGATGTGGCGACGGTGTGGGGTGATATTCGCCTGAAATCGGGGTTGGAAAGCATCAAGGCCGGTGCGCCCGTGTCCACGGTGCAGGCATCCATTCGCGTTCGCTACCGGGCTGGAATCAATGCCGGGATGCGCGTGGTGCACAACCTGCAGGCGTTCAACATCGTTGCAGTGATGCCGGATGTGGGCGGGCGGGGATACGTTGATCTTGTGTGCGAAGTGGTGAACTGACATGGGCATGGCTGTACGCATGAACGTCGCTGCGTTCAAAGAGCAGTTGCGGGCGACAACGGATGAGCTGCAAAAAGCAACGCGGCCAGCGGCGCAGGCCGGTGCACAGATCATCTATGACGCGGCGCGGCTGAACGCGCCCGTGTCCAAGAGGCCGCACAAGTTTTACGGCACGCACAAGGTCTATGGGCCTTATGCACCGGGCAACCTGCGCGACTCGATTTATCAGGTTTACAGCAAAAGCAATAGCTACAAAGATGTGAGCGCGTATCACATCAGCTGGAACGCAGATAAAGCCCCGTACGGCTGGATGGTTGAGTTGGGGACAAGCAAGGCCCCAGCTCACTCATTCGTTGGCAAGGCCGTGACAGAGACAAGGACGCAGGTTCGCCAGGCGATCAAAGAGCGTTATTTGCAAGAGGTCGGGCATGGAAGTTGATCTTGTTGCACTGCTCAAAACGCAGTGCGCTCAGACATTCCCGGACATTGCACCGCAGGACGTTGCGCCGCCCTACGTCACATGGCAGAGCCTGGGCGGGGAGTCGCGCTACACGCTTGACAACACGCCCATAGACAAGCGCAACACGCTGATGCAGATCAACGTCTGGACGGCCACCAGAAAAGAAGCGAACACGCTGGCGCGAGCGATTGAAGCGGCGATCACGGCATCACCCGCATTCGTCGCCACGCCGGAAGGCGAGCCGGCATCCGTTCACGAAGAAGACACCGGACTGTACGGCGCGATTCAGCGCTATTCAATTTGGAGCGCCCGCTAGTTCGGTCGCAAAGAGCAACTGAGCCGCCTTCGGGCGGCTTTTTTGTGCCCGCAAAGGGCTCCCACCACCGCCCGCAGAGATTGATCGAAGCGGGTTTTTTTGTGCCCTTGCGGGCCTTGAAAGGAAACCAACCATGGCATACAGCTTGCCCGAAGGTTCCAGCCAGCAGTTTTCCAACACGCTGGCCGCAGCCAAGACCATCACCGCGATCACCAACGCCAATCCGGCCGTTGCCACCTGCACCGGGCACGGCTACACGACTGGCGATGAGATCATGCTTTCCAGCGGCTGGGAAGATGCGACCGATTCGGTTTACAAGATCGAATCTGTTGACGCCAACAGCTTCAAGGTTCTCGGCCTTGATTCGACCAACACGTCGTTTTTCCCCGCCGGCTCCGGCGGCGGCTCGGCTCAAAAATTGTCCGCATGGACGGCCATCCCGCAAGTGCTGACGATCAGCGCCAGCGGCGGCGACGCGCGTTTTACCGACGTCAACCCGCTGGCAAAGCGCAACGGCATCCGCATCCCGACCGGCTTCAACGCAACGAGCATCACGCTCTCGCTCGGCTTCGATGCCACCACGCCGACCTACAAGACCATGGTTGGCCTTTCGCGCTCACTGTCGAAGGTTGCCTTCAAGCAAGTCCTCTCCGGCGGCTCCGTTCAGTATGGGTGGGGCTATCTGACCGTCAGCGAGTTCCCCAAGCTGAACAACAACCAGGTCAACACTGTTGACGCGGCCCTGACGTTCCTGGGCCGCACCATGTCCTACGACGCCTAAAGCGTCATCCCGCGCACCGGCCCGGCGCCGTTCGCTTCCTTCGCGGGGAGCGGCGGCGTCGGGCACGGGCGTTTTTAACCCCCCGCGAAAGGAAACAAGAAATGGCAAAGATCGTGCTGGGCAAGCGCCCGAAAAACTTCAAGCGAGCCGTCAGCTTTGACCTGCCCGAAGGCGGCAAGGGCGCCGTAGAGGCAACGTTTGTCTACCGCACTCGTACCGAGTTCGGGGCGTTCGTTGACGGGCTGCTCGAAGGGGCTGGCGTGGCCGCAAAGGGCCAGGGCGACGAAGACGTGAAGCTGTCGCTGAAGGAGGCGCTCGAAAAGACGGTGGACACCAATGCCGAGTACCTGATGAAGGTCATGGAAGATTGGAATCTGGACGTCGAATTCAGCAAGGACGCCGTACAGCAGATGTGCAACGAGTACCCCGGCGCCGCGCTGGCGTTGATCGACGCCTACCGGCTTGCGATCACCGAGGGCCGCTCGGGAAACTGATTGGCGCTGGCGCAGCGTTTTATCAACGCGGCGCCAGCGACAAGGACAAAGCCAATGCATTCATCGCCGCCATCGTTCGCGCGGGCGGCGATGCGATGTTTGAAATCTGGCCCGAAAACGCACGCGCGTTTGGGCTGTTCACGCAACTCACCACGCAGTGGAACGTCGGTTTCGGCGGTTATGTCGGCCTGCGCTACGAGGCCGCCTACCCGCTGCTCGACCGCGAGGCAGACAGCCCGCAGGACTGGCGCGAGCTGTTCGATGCGTTGCGTGAAATCGAGTACGGCGCACTGACCGAGTTGAACAAGAAGGATTGATCCTGTGGCCGATTTGAAGATTCAGGGCGAAGTTGTTGTCGATGCGAGTCAAGCAGAAAGTGCGCTTGATCGTGTCGGCAGCAAAGCCGAATCGATGGCCGCTGGTGTCGGCCAATCTGCCGGACAAGCCGGAAAAGCTGTAGATGGAATTGGCGACAAAGCAGAAACCGGCGCGCAGAAGTTCACCCGTGCCGAGGCGCGGATGCGCGACTCAATCCGCAAGTCCACGCTGGAGCTGCAGCAGTTCGGCAAAACGGCCAGCGAGAAACTTGAATTCAAGCTTGCAGACAAGGGCCTGGACGCCAGCAAATTTCAGCCTTACCTGGCCGAGCTGCGCAAGGTAGAGGCGGCACACCAGGCGGCGTCGGGCACGCTGGATGGAATGGGCATGTCCGCCAAGGCCACGGCAGCGGCTTTGCGTGGTGTGCCGGCGCAGTTCACTGACATCGTGACGGCCCTGCAAGGCGGGCAGCGCCCATTGACCGTGCTGATGCAGCAAGGCGGTCAGTTGAAGGACATGTTTGGCGGTGTCGGGGCAGCCGCGCGCGCGCTGGGCGGTTACGTGCTGGGTCTAATCAACCCGTTCACCCTGGCCGCTGCTGCTGTTGGTGCAATTGCACTTGCCTACAACCAGGGAAGCAAGGAGCAGGATGCGTTCGTCAAATCCATCGTCACGACCGGCAACATAAGCGGTGTGACCGCTGGACAGCTCGGGCAATACGCCCGCGCCATTTCATCCGTTGCCGGTACCCAGTCAAAGGCCGCCGAAACGCTGGCGGCGTTCGTGGCCGAGGGTGTGCGCGGCGGCGCGATGCTTGAAAAATATGCTCAAACGGCGATCGAGTGGGAGAAGGCCACCGGCCAATCTGTCGCCAAGACGGCCGAGCAATTCGCCAGCTTGCAGAAAGACCCTCTGTCATCCGTGCTCAAACTCAACGAGGGCACGAACTTCCTGACTGAAAGCGTCTACAAGCAAATCAAAGCCCTCGATGAACAGGGCCGCTCTGCCGATGCGTCCAGGGTGGCCATGGACGCGCTCAACACGGCCATGGAGTCGCGCAGCAAGACGATTGAGCAAAACCTCGGCTACATCGAAAGCGCATGGCGCGGCATCACCTCCGCTGCAAAAAAGGCGTGGGACGCCATGCTCAATGTCGGACGCGCAGAAACAGGCGCCAGCCAGCTTTCCAGCCTGCGCGAGACGCTCGATCAACGCATGCAGCGCGGGCCCATCAACGACATGCCCAGCACGCGGGCAGCGTGGGAAAAGGGCAATGAAGGGTTGCGCAAGCAAATTGACTTGCTGGCAGAGCAAGAGCGCATGCTTCGCCGTGGTGCCGAGGCCGAATCGGAGCGCAACAAACAGCTGGCCGCGCGAATTGAGTTTGACAAGGCCGGCGAGCAGTACCTGAGCAAGCGCGCGCGCATGGAACGCGAGATTGCCAAGGCCACCAACGAGGCGGCGGCGGCTGGCGTTGGGCAGGCTGAATTGGAGCAGCGCATCGCCAGCATCCGCGAAAAGTTCGCGGAGAAAAACACCGAAGGCATGAAGTCCCAGCGCGCGGCGGCAAAGCTGTTGGCCGATGACTTGTCCGCGCTCGCCAAGATGGCCGGCCTGAGCCCCGACTTTTACAAGGAGTGGGAGAAGCT